GATGACCCCACAACAGAAAAAGAGATACATAGAAGAAGGCAAATAATGATTAAAAACGTAATAAAAACCGAAACAGATGAAAAACTACAATATTCAATAGACGATACTGTTTTAGCAAAAAAAGCTTCTGGTAAGTTTTTCGTACTCATGAAGGGTGGCGGAATGATAGATCCAGACTATCACAGAAAATCCGTAATTGAATCAAACGGTAATAAACTAAAGCGTGTAACTGAGCCAGTTTTTGCCAGTTATGTAAAATATTTGGAAACCGGAGCGTATAGACACTTCGCAGTAGCTAGGAGATGTATGAATGAGCAATCCCAAATCTGAAAGAAAAAGATTAAACAAAATTGAAACCTGTTATATTGATAACAATTTCGAAACAATGACCTGCTCGGAACTTGCAAGGGATTTAAAACTTCCGGTCGCTCTTGTCAGGTCTAGATATAATAAGATGGTTGAACAGAAAAAAAAGAGAGAGGAAGATATTAAAAAGGCAAAACCAATAACTTCCGGCGACCTCTTAGCAAGAAAAGATAAAAGGGGCACCGTTACAATGACTCCTGAATCCGCAATGTTATCAGATGAAACCAGAAAGACGCACAATGCCAAGAAAAAAACAAGACTCGACCGACACATCCACAAAATCAACCCCGACAAGTAAAAGGCAGTACAAGTCAATTTTCAAAGAGGGGTACGTAACAGCCGGTAATTATATTACGGAAGTTATCTTCGAGAAGAGGCACAATCACTTTAACTGCGGCAGGTTTCCCGAAAAATTCTGGACCGATAAAAAACACCAAGGTCCATATAAAGGTCAGGTTATACAGGCAAATAGACTTCTAAAGAAGTATCATCCTGATAGTATCATTAAGGCCATCAAGTCTCCAGAAGCTAAATTTATTTTTAAACTTCAAGATAAAAAATTGATTCCGATTATTGAGAAAATCGAGTCAAGGCGGGTTGAGACCGAGATAGAATATAGCAAGCCTCAAGAAAGCGGAACGCCAATGCCGTCATTCAGCAAACACAAAAACATATTGAGGGATTTATGAGTAAAGATAAAAAGAGAAATCTAAGTAGCGAAAAAGATATAATAAAAGCTTTTGGCAAAATCATTTCAACCGGAAATGAACTCGTTAAAACAAAAGGTGATTTACAGTGCGTACCCTTTAGCCCATCTCTTGACTTGGCTTTGAATGGAGGTCTTTTAGAGGGAACTTGGACGATAATTAGCGGCAATCCTAAAACCGGAAAAACGACAAGCTGTTTACAGGTATGTAAAAACGCACAGGATTGTGGTAGGCCGGTAATATACGTTGATGGCGAGAGTCGTTTAAAAAAGTATAACCTAGAGGGAACGCAGGGTTTAGATCTTGATAAAATTCAGATCATCCATTCGCCAGAAGACGGTGAACAGTTATCAGCAGAAGACTTCCTAGATGTATGTGAGTCCATGATACTAAAACCCGAAAACAAAGGTGCTATTTGCATTATAGATTCGTGTTCAAGTCTAGTCCCAAGGGCGGAATTAGAATCACCCGCTTCAGCCTCACTAAGAGCATCATTGCCGAAGCTATTATCACACTGGGTTAAGAAAAACGCACAGAACGTTGTGAAAAACAAGATTGTAGTAATTATTATAACTCACTACATCACAAACACAAGCGGTTATGGAAAAGTTAAAATTCCAGACTGTGGCGTGATGGTTCAATATCAGGCTGATACAAGACTAGATATTGCCAGAATAGAAGATTGGCGAGAAGGTGGAGATAGTGGTAAAAAAATCGGTCAACTCGTACACTGGAAGGTTGATTGCTCCGCTATGGGTGCTTCTGGAAATGAGTGCGTTAGCTATATCAGGTACGGCAAGGGTATAGATAAGGTACAAGAAATCATTGAATTAGCGGTTTCTTTTGGAATTATCGAAAAGGGCGGCTCATGGTACACTCTTTCTTTTCTTGAAGAACCCGTGAAAGTTCAGGGCATGAGCAATGTATACGACTTCTTATCAGAAAATCCAGAACAGATAAAAGTAGTTACTGAAAAAGTAATGGAAATGCTTTTATGACCGTTATTGGATTTGACGGCAAAGAACATAAATTCAATTACTCAAAGTATAACTACAGAAAAAATAGGGGGAATAAATCCTCTCACCACAAAAGAGCGTACTCTGTTATAAAAGAGTTGTTCCCAAACCTATCCGTCTATGAGGAAGTAACCCTGCCCGGCTCCAAAAGGATTGGCAGAAAAACATTGCTGTATGCCGACTTCTTCATTCCAGACCTAATGCTTGTTATTGAGGTTCATGGAAAGCAGCATTACAAATACATCCCATTCTTTCACGACACTAAGATGAATTTCATCAAAGCAAAACAAAGGGACTCCGACAAAAAAGAATGGTGTGAAATGAACGATATTGATTTATTAGCACTACCACACTATGAGAAAGATGAAGAATGGAAACTGAAGATAATGAAGATAAGATCAAGGGATTAATAGAGTTCACTGAATGGGTTGATGCTTTCTGTGAAATGAATCATCTGCCAAATATTAACTACCAAGAAGAATATAAAGATGCCCTAAACTTAGGAGCGGAAGATATTACGATGATGTCTTCTGATGAATGTCTTCAAACTTCTATAGTTCTGATGAACTACGCCAGCTTTATACAAAAGCAAAAATCCCTTATTCAAGGAAAGCTTTTATGGTGCAATTCAGCAATTGATTATATCTGTAGTAGACAATGGACGAGCTACGATAAATATATGCCAGCAGACATCAAAAAGAAAGCAATAATCTCTGAAAATAAATACGCTGAAGCTATTGAGAAGTGTCGTATCCGTTTAATGACCGCAAACAATACGCTTGAGGAAAACTATGTAGACTTAAAAAAAAGAGCATCTATTTTTGAATCGTTAGGAAGAAAGAGGAGTTTTGAATGAGCGTAATATCTGAAACAATGACAATTGTCGGCAAGTTAAATCAACTTATTGACGAATTAGCCGCCGGAATAGAAGAGTCCGACTGGGAAAGAATACGTTATGTATACGAGGAAGTAACTGGAGAGGAAGCTCCAGAAGTAGAGAAGCAGCCGGTTTCTGAAATTGATAGTAGCGTAGTACAGGCACTTATCAAAAGAATAGAAAACCTTGAAAAACCAAAAAAGCCCACACGTAAACGAAAAACCACGGTAAAGAAAAAAGAGGAACCCAAAACCAACAGTAACAACAAGTTTGAAGAAATGCAGTTGAGTTTAGAGAGTGAGCTAACACCGGCTGAAAGAAAGCAACTGGAATCAATTAATGACGAGGTTCCGCCAACACCAAGAACAAGACCTGCTTTTAAAAAAGTTTCCGTAGAATGTCGTCTTTGTAATAAGACATACGAAGTGCATCCGTCACTAAAAAGAGAATCATATGTTTGTGATAAATGCGTATCAAGGAGAGCGAGATAAATGAGTGAAGAAAAACTGAAGAACATAGCGTCTGAAAGGGCCGTATTAGCCGGTATTTGCCAGCATGGTAAAGACGCCTATGTTGATGTTCAGTCCTTAATCAGTGACCACACATTTACAGTTGACTATAATAAAATTCTATGGAAGTGCCTCTCTAGAGCTATTGAAAATGATAACCATATAGATTTTCCAGCGGTTTTATCTGCTGCTAAATCACTTGGTTTAGATGAATATATCGAGAAAAAGGAAGTTCTAAATCATATCAATGGCGTGATGAATACGCCGGTCCACTTAGAGAATGTATATACACATGCTAAGAAAATTAAGAGACTGGAATTTGCTAGAGAAGTTCAGAATTCATTGCGAGATATTTATCGTAGTATCAACGATATATCTGGCGACGAAAGCTTAAATTCGATCTTGTCTCTAGCGGAAGAACCGATTCAGAGGATATGCCTTAAATATATCAAAGAGGACGAATCCAATCCAAAACTTATCAGCGAAAACATTGATGACTACATAGAGCACGTCAAAAACAATAAATGTGAACAGGTAGGTATTTCGACCGGAAACCCAGCTTTTGATAAGGCAATTGGTGGTGGCTTAAGAAGAAAGTGTGTTGATGTTATTGGGGCACGCCCTAAAACCGGCAAGAGTGTATTTGCCGATAATACAGCACTTCACGTTGCATCAAATGGTATTCCGGTATTAATGCTTGATACCGAAATGAGCCAGCAGGATCACTGGAATAGACTTCTAGCCAATATTAGTGAAATTGAAATCAATGATATCTCCACTGGTAAATTCTCAGACGATCCAGAGAATATTGTCAAAATAAACAAAGCACTTGACAAGATAAAGCAAATCCCATATTACTATATCAGTATTGCCGGTAAGCCATTTGAGGAAACACTATCAATAGCCAGAAGATGGCTTATTAAGAATGTTGGATATGACGAAAATGGAAAGCTTAATGACTGCGTGATAATCTACGACTACCTCAAACTAATGACATCAACGAGTATTAGCAACAACTTAGCAGAGTTTCAGGTTCTTGGCTTTCAAATAACTTCTCTTCACAATTTCTGTGTTGAGCATGATTGTGCGTGCCTTTCCTTCGTCCAGTTAAATAGAGACGGCATAACAAAAGAATCAACCGATGCTGTTTCTGGTTCTGACAGAATTATTTGGTTATGCACAAGCTTTTCCATCTTTAAAGCTAAAACCACCGAAGAAATGGCTATGGACGGAATAACAAATGGAAATAGAAAGCTGATTCCAATTGTATCAAGGCATGGACCCGGTATTGATGATGAAGGATATATCTGCCTCAATATGATTGGAGAGCATTCAAAACTGATTGAAATAGGAACGATAAGAGAGATAAAAAGAAATGAGAAAAACGATGAAGCCGGAATCCCAGACAGAGAAGATATCGATCCTGAAGATGAAATTGATGACGACGATTTCAGAACTCTTGACAACCTTCGGAGTGACGAATAGTTATCAGTGCGGCAGTCTATTGGTCTCAAATTGCCCAATCCATGATGGCGACAACATTTCCGCCTTTAATATAAATATAGATCCAGACAGCAATCACTACGGATCTTGGTTTTGTAACACCAAGGGGTGCCACCACAAGTACGGTCAGGACGTTATTGCTCTTACTCATTGTTTTCTTGACAAGAAATATGACAAGACTCACTCATTTGTTGAAGTTATCAAATTCTGCGAAGAGTTTACCAAAGGGGTCATTTCTATTAATGGGGACATTCCGGTTCGCCAAACAACTTTAGACGACATTCTTTTAAAAAATAAAAAAGTCGATAACCCAAACAAAGGCTACACTAGAGACGTTGTTAGAAGTAGACTTGTATTTCCGGCTACCTATTATTTGAATCGAGGGTTTTCTGAAACGGTTCTAAACGAGTTAGACATTGGACTGTGCAATGATCCAAAGTCAGAAATGTATAACCGAATTGTCTTTCCCGTGTATGATGAAACTGACACATACATGGTTGGATGCGTTGGTAGATCAATAAATGACGAAAATCCGAGAAGATGGGCCAATAAAAAAGGGTTCTCAAAGTCAAATTACCTCTATAATTACAATAAGGCGATAAAGCGGATTTCCCGTACAAGCTCTGTCATCGTTGTTGAAGGACAGGGGGATGTTATAAGACTATATGAGGCCGGAATAATCAATGCTGTTGGACTATTTGGTTCCGAGTTTCATGATCCGCAAGAATTCCTGCTGCAAAAGAGCGGTGCCTTAAATGTGGTTATCCTAACAGATAATGATGAGGCTGGTGAAAAGTGCAGGAAAGATATGAATGAAAAACTTAAATATTCATTTAACATAATAAATATTGTTCCAAACAAAAAAGACGTTGGGGACATGACAATTCAAGAAATAAACAAAGTTATTAAGCCACAAATACAAGGACTATATTAATGACAAAAATAGTTGCTCTGTGCGGTAAAAAACAAAGCGGAAAAACAACCTTATGTAATTACCTGCACGGTCACGAAATGAAGAGGCATGACATCATTGAAAAATTCTTTATCTCACCAGAAGGACACTTGGTTGTCAATTCTGTATACTATGATGAAAATGGAAAAGAATTTGAGGAAATGGGAGTTCTTGACCTATTTCAGTTTACACCAGAATTCACCAATTTTGCAGGCCATAGAATTTGGCCATTAATTAAGGGTTATAGTTTTGCAGATGCACTTAAAGAAATCTGTATTAACCTATTCGGCCTTTCTTACGAACAGTGCTATGGTTCTGATGCGGATAAGGAAACTCTTACCAAATTGAAGTGGGAGGATATGCCGGGAGTTATTTCTGCTTCAGATTTTGATCAGTTTATTAAAACAGTTAGAACGCCGTTACTTGGAGATACTAGCGAGCTAAGATACCCATTACTACTTGATCCGGCTGGACCAGATAGTGATGGGTGGTGGAATTCAACATTAAAAGAATATGGAATCCTTGTTCGCAGTACAGATAAAATGGGGTACATGACTGCCCGTCAAGTCATGCAGTTTTTTGGTACTGATATAATGCGTAGGATGTATTCAAATATTTGGATTCAGAACTGCCTAACAAGAATCCAGTCTGATCAGTCACCAATAGCCGTTATTTGCGATTGCAGATATGTAAATGAAATAGAAGAGATTAAGAAAATTGGCGGCAAAGTTATAAGACTAACTAGATCACCGTTTGAATCAACACATCAAAGCGAAATTGATGCCGATAATTACACTGATTACGACGCAGTTATTGACAATCAAAACATGACAACGGAAGAGTCTCAACAGGAGTTTCTAAAAATCATGATCGACATGGGAATTACTCAAAAAATTAGATTTGTAGGCAATAAAACCGCCTCAATTAAATAGATTGTTTAAATTATGATCGTTTGTTACCACCGTTCGTCAAGTCTTGGAACCCTGTCGTTTTGTGAAATGCAATATTTTTTTCAATACGTTCTTGGGTTCAGAGGTAATACGAACAAAAAAGCATTAATGGGAACCATAGTGCATAGAGTCATGCAGGTTCTTGCCGATAAAAAAATAGCACAATCCAATAACGAAGAACTGTTAGTAAATGATGATATACAGAACTTGGAATTTGATGAATGTGATGATACGGATTTTGTTACAGAATTGTGCTTTCAGTATTATGACTCTCATGAACCGGAGGTTGGTCTTGATGAATCTGACCTAAAAACCTGTAAAAAATGGGTAAAAAAGGCTATTGCATATAATGACGGAATGTATGATCCAAGAAATCAAGAAGTTCATGTTACCGAACATTTCTTTGATATAGAAATTAAAAAACCTTGGGCTAAATTTTCATACGATGTTGATGGTAAGAAAATAGAAGGATATCTATCAATCAAGGGAACGGTTGACTTAATTATTAAAGAAGATACCGCGTATTTTCAGGTACTAGACTATAAAACTGGAAAAAGATTGAACTGGGCGACAGGTAAGGAAAAAACTCAGGAAGATCTTCAAAAAGACGTTCAATTGCTACTTTATTATTATGCATTGAAAAACTTACATCCAGATTGGGAATTTTATGTATCAATCTATTATATAAATGATGGGGGTGTTTTTGATGTAGTATTTAGCGAAGATGATTATATCAAAGCCGAAAACATCCTGAAACAAAAGTTTGAGTACATAAGATCAGTAAAACAGCCAAAACAATTAAGTCATGATCAGACTCACTGGAAGTGTCAGCGTCTCTGTAAATTTTCCGAAATCCACGAAGAGTCTGGAAAAAGCGTTTGCAATCACTTCCACGACATGGTAAAATCAAAGGGAATAGATAAAGTTACAGCAGATTATGCAAATTTAGATAAGTTGACAAAATACGGTTCTGGTGGCGGAAGAATAGCCGAAGACGAGAAAAAGGATTAATGAATGTACGTACCGCTGAGAAATCACTCACACTATTCTCTAACATTATCAACTTCCAGATGCAAGCAAATAACCACAAAATGTGAAGAGTACGGTTATCTATATGCCGGATTGACAGATATTGGAAGCGTGAGTGGATGTGTAAAATTTATCCAAGAATGCAAGAAAAAAGAAATAAAGCCAATCTTAGGTGCCGAACTAATCATAAAGGAATTCGGAAGAATCACTGTTCTTTGCAAGAACAAAACCGCTTGGACTCAACTTCTTTCCGTTATTTCCGTTTGCAACAATCCAGAAAACTACATTGATGAACCATCGATTTCCATGAATGAATTAGTGGATTTAATCGACGGTTCTAATTTCGTTTGTATCGATGGCTACATCGGCAGCGGCCTGTTTAATTCTGTTTTTACTGATCATGAATGCATAATCCAAGCCGCTGATTTGGAAGAGTGTATGTCCTGTATTGACGAAGAGACTGTTGAAAGATCTTTGTCTTATATCGGAAAAATCAAGCAAGTTTTTAGTGATTATTTCTTAGAGATTGACAATATAGATAAATTGCCGGTAACTAGTGTAATGTCTGAGATTATTTACCGGATTGATCCAGACTTTGAGTTTACAATTCCGGAAAGTTCATCATTCTATCCCGATAGAAAAGATTCGCTTGATCATCGCCTTCTGTTGTGCGTTAAACTAAAAACCACAATGAAGAAGCTTGAATCAAAAATTAATGACCTAAATGATTTCAATATGTTGAAATTCATAAGAAGTAGTAGTTACTATATCAAGTCGCCGGTAGAAATAGAAACCAGTTATAGAAGCCACGTAATCAGAAATGTTGGCGTAATCTTAGATATGATTGAAGATTTCAATATTCTGTCAAATCCTAAGCTGCCAGATTTCCAGTGTCCTGATGGCATGGAGCAAAATGATTATTTAAAGCACCTATGCAGACAGGGATGGAAAAAACTACTAAAAGACCTTCCGCCCGAAAAAATAAACACATATAAAGACAGAGTTCTAAAAGAGCTTGGTGTTATTGAAAAGGCCAATCTTGCCGGATATTTCTTAATTGTGCAAGATTACGTGAATCACTTCAGAGACCTTGGATATCTTATAGGTCCAGCACGCGGTTCCGGTGGTGGCTCTCTTGTTTGCTATCTGATTGGTATTACTCTAATCGATCCAATTCCCCATGATTTGATCTTTGAGCGGTTTTTCAATGTTGGAAGATATTCTTCGGATAATATAAGCTTTTCTGAGTTTTCTTATAAAGATTTTATATCTAACGGTGTATAAATCTTCGAAAGAGTGTATACCTTACTCGTAATCGGAGATTATAATGCCTAAATTAAAATGCTGTTACTGTTATGGAGAATTTATTAGACCCCCATCCAGAGGGGCGTTGTATTGTTCTTTTGAATGTTCTGTTCTTCATAAAAGAAAAAAACTAGCAGTCGATTTAAACAAAGAAACACCCGAACTATGTTATTGGATGGGTTTTTTATTTGGTGATGGAAGCATAGATGTTAATAACAAACTCCAAATTTGCTTATCCTCAAAAGATATTGATATACTAACGCAGCTTTCTGTTTTCTTGTTTGGCAAAGACTGTGTTAATAGATATAATGACAGATGTCACCTACAATACTCCAGTCCTGAAATCCGAAAACCTTTAAGCAGATATGGTATAATACCAAACAAAACCAAAAAATCTGTACTGACATTGCCAGAAAGATACAAATCAGATTTTATAAGAGGGTATTTTGATGCCGATGGTTGGTATTCTAATAAAAAATACAAGCATAAAAACGGGAAATTTTATTCGAAATACGTTTGGGGAATTTGCTCCTATTTGCCAGAAAATTTAGAGGTAGTAAATCGAGAGCTACCAATACAGGGCAGAATAACAAAAAAGAAAAAACAAGAACTGTACGAGTTAAGATTTCAATCAAAAAAAGATATTGAAGAAATAAGGAATTATCTGAATGGAACTCCAAACCTTAAAAGAAAATGGCTTTAATCCAAATACGAAAAAGTTTGAGGAAGTAAAAGATTCCCCACATCTAACCAGAGAGTGGGAGATTATTAATGAAATGGAGCAGGGTATAGATTATTACAAGTATATTATTGATAATGTTGACATAAGCCACAACGCTAACAATAGCTTTGTTTTATGGGTTTGCGATAAGGTAAATGATATTAATAAAAATAATCCGGTCAAATTCAATGCTGGTAACTACGCCCTTCCAGATATTGATGTTGACTTTCCGCCGTTTATACGTGATGACGTTATTTCGTACATCAAAGATAAATACGGTCATGATAAGGTTTGCCAGATGGTAACGTTTGGTAAGCTTGCTGGAAAGTCCATAATTAAAGAAGTTCTCAGAGCGAACGAGTCGTGCTCATTCGACCAGATGAATACCATTACGTCCAAACTTCCGAATGAATCTGCCATTTCAGACCTTCTTGAAGAAATGGATGAACCTTCCGTTATTCGTTGGACGCTAGAACACGACCCAGATTCCCTAATAGACTATTGCTGGCTAAATGAAGCGGGAGATTTAGAAGGGGATTATGCTAGGGAGTTTGAACAGGCTTTGAGAATGGAAGGAATTTTTAAAACACGCGGTAAACATGCTGCCGGTGTTGTCATTTCGTCTGAAACCCTAAATACCGTATGCCCAATGATTAAGCCCGCTCGTGGCGGTGAAAAAATTGCGGGAATGGAAATGGATGATCTGGAATCAATCGGCTGTGTTAAGTTTGATATTTTAGGTGTCAATCTTTTACAAAAAATTATGGAATGTATTGGAGATATTGAGAATGGGGATAAAAGTAGCTTTTAATCTAGAGTTTCCAGAAATTGTAGACTTCAATAAGGTCAGGAAGGATATAGAAGAAGAGATAAGAACCCTTATTTCCAAAATAGAAGAAAATAACGTAAATTACAAAGTTGAACGACTTAACATTATTAAATACTGAGGACAATATGAACTATAGAGATTTTTGTGTTTTTGACTTTGAAACAACAAGTGCTAATCCAGATAGGACTCAGCCGGTCCAAATTGCCGCCGTGATGGTACACGGGCGTAAACTTGAGGTAAAGGCTGGATCTGAATTTGAATCGCTTATAAGGCCAGTATTCGACGAGGAAGAGTGTGTCAAGCTTGGTATAGATCCATTAGAAGACGGTGCTGTAGCAGTTCATGGTAAAACCAAAGCAATTCTAGAAAGTGCTCCACCTATTGATGCGGTATGGAAGAACTTCACAGAATACGTCAATCAGTATAACTACAAGGGTAGTAATTTCACCGCACCAATCGCTGTTGGTTACAACATTAGAAACTTTGACTTGCCCATAGTACAAAGATTGTGTTGTCAAGAACCGTACAACCTTGGTCCAGTAAACAAAAAGGGCAAGCCAGATATATTCAACTCAATACATATTATCGACATGCTGGACTTTATGTTCTCTGTATTCGAGAACAACAAAGAGGTTAACTCTCTAAGTGCCGACAATCTAATCCGTGGCTATATGGGATACAAAGACACTGGTCAGGCACACGATGCTTTATCGGACGTTATTATGATTGCTGAACTTTTCTGTAAAATTCAAAAAATGATAAGATATACTGCTTCCAGAAAGAACTTTAAAAAGGCTTTTGCATGATTGATATAACTAGCATATCGTTTGATGACGAAAAAGTTTGGGGAATGATAGGCGAAGGAAAAGTAAAGGGCTGCTTTCAGATAGAAAGCCATCTTGGTAAAACTTGGTGTAAAGCCCTTAGACCTGAAAACCTTGGAGAACTTGCGGCACTAATCAGCGTAATCAGACCGGGATGCCTAAAAGCAAAGGGTGCTGACGGCAAATCAATGACACAACACTATGTTGATAGAAAGCATGGTGAAGAAGAGGTTGTTGAACTTTACCATAGCATAAACGACATTCTTGAAAAAACTTATGGCGTCATGGTTTTTCAGGAACAGGCTATGAAAATAGCACAGAGAATGGCTGGATTTGACCTAAAAGAAGCCGACAATCTCCGAAAAGCTATTGGCAAGAAAAAAGCAGACCTCATGAATAAGGTGAGGATTGGATTTATCGACGGTTGTGTTAAAAACGGTATTGATGAAGCAAAAGCTATTGAGGTTTTCGACATTATTGAAAAAAGTAATAGATACTCATTCAATGCATCCCATGCCGTTGCGTATGCTACGATGGCTTATTGGTCCGCGTGGCTAAAATACTACCATCCGATCAACTTCTATAAAATCTGGCTTAGGAATTCTAGCGAGAAAATTAAACCAGACCTTGAGAAGAAACAGTTGATTCTATCCGCAAAAGCGGAGGGTATCAACATTGCCGGTCCAAGTATTCTCAAACTAGAAGAAAAGTTCTTCTGGGATAGCGATAACGATTCGATTAGATTCGGTATTTGTGATGTGAAAAACGTTGGATCGGCCCATCTGTTACAACTCAGAAAATCACTTCAGGATATAGATAGAGAAAACTGGATCTCAATCCTGACAACCGCACTTCCATCAATTAACAAGCGTGCCATAGAAAATCTAATTTCTGTTGGTGCGTTCGCCTGTTGCGGTAAAAGTAGAACGTCAATGCTACATGAACTTTCATGTTTTCTTGAATTAACCAAGAAGGAAATGGAATTCTTCAAAGAGCATTTAGATCCTTCAGAAAATCTAGAATCACATCTTCGTAGATTAATAAGTCTTGGAACAAAGTCAGAAGGTGGTTTTATTTCCAGTAAAAATAGGATCAGTAAAGTTGAAAGTATAGTTAGTAGGCTCGCTAATCCCGGAAGATCTTTAGATGACAACCCGGCATCCTATGCCAAAATAGAGGAAAAGCTTTTGGGCTACAATGTCAATCACAATGAATTAGATTCTTGCAGCGATGCGTCTTATGCAGACTCAACATGTCATGACGTAAATAATGGTAAATTTAGCAAATCAGTTCTAGCTGTGATTATTAAAAAGTTCAGAGAGCATAAAACTAAAAATAAAGATATGATGGCATTTCTTTCAGTTGAGGATGAAAGCGGCGAATTAGAAAATGTTGTGGTTTTTCCTGAAATTTATGAACAGAGTAAGGATATAATGTACGAAGGAGCAACTGTTCTTATTACAGGTGAAATTACGGACAAAAAAAGAAAATCATTCATTGTAACAAACGTATTTCAAATTTGAGGAACTAAAATGAACAAAGAACAGTTAATCAATGACAATATCGGACTAGTAAGAAAAGTTGCCCACGGACTGTATATCAACAACCACATTTTTGATTTTGAAGACCTTGTTCAGATCGGGCTTCTTGCGGTGTTCAAGGGTTTAGATAAATTTGATGAATCAAGAGCCTCCCTTTCTACCTTTATAACAATATGTGCTAGAAATGAAATGATTAAGTTTCTAAAAAAGCAGTTTAGGTTAAAGTCATATCCGTCTTCTGAAACTGAATATACTGAACAGGAATATTTTAGTGACATTGATGTGACTGAATTCATGGATGGATCATCACTTGATAATCTGGTAGCTAAGTTAAAAATGCAGGGGTTGTCAATGAGGGAAATATCGGAACGCACTGGATGTTCAATGAACATAGTTAAAAATAGTGTCTCCAAGATTAAAAAGCAAATAAGAAAGTGTCTTGACGATGAATAAAAAACGTGTCTTGTTTCTTACTGAGGCCACATACCTAAGCACGGGATATGCAACTTATTCAAAACAGGTTATGCAAAGACTTCATGATTCAGGTAAGTACAAAATTGCCGAATTGTCTGTTTATGGGTCTGAAAAAGACGAACGCAGAAAAACAATTCCTTGGAAGAATTACCCAAATCTACCAAATCCTGAAGATGCGGAACAAACCAAGTTATACAGTTCTGATCCCACGTGTCAGTTTGGTGCTTGGAGATTTGAAAGGGCTTGTTTAGATTTTAAGCCGGATGTTGTATTATCTATTCGTGACTTTTGGATGGATTCATTCATTATGAAGTCACCGTTTAGAAGAATTTTCAATTGGTGCTGGATGCCCACGGTCGATGCCTCTCCACAGAATGAAGAGTGGATTCATTATTTCTCTCAGGCTGACTCAATTGTAACCTATTCTGATTGGGCGTCAAATGTAATCCTCTCACAATCTGGCGGATGTATCAACTTTGTTGGAACCGCCTCTCCATCTGCAAGCGAAGAGTTTGTTCCTATGGATAAGGAATCACTTAGGAAAAAACTTAACATAGAGCCTGATGTTAAAATAATAGGAACGGTAATGCGTAACCAAAGACGTAAGCTGTTTCCGGTTTTATTTGAAGCGTTTGCAAAATATATCCATAATGGATGTCATGATAATACATATCTATACTGCCACACCAGCTATCCCGACGCCGGATGGGATTTAGGCCAACTACTACATACATACGGTATTTCCTCTAGGGTTTTATTTACCTACGTTTGCTCTGGCTGTAAATCCGTTGAGATATGCAAATTTAATGATGCGAGAAAAGTTTGTGACTCATGCGGCAAATACGAAAGTAGGCCGGTAGGTGCCGGTAACGGGGTTAGTGATGCAGACTTAGCACAGATATACAATCTTTTCGATCTATATGTTCAGTGTGCCAACTCAGAAGGTTTTGGTCTTCCTCAAGTAGAAGCCGCTGCCTGTGGTATCCCAATAGCTTGTACTAATTATTCTGCAATGGAAGACGTTATTAAAAAGCTAGACGCTTATCCTATACAGCTTGATGGAAAATACAAAGAACTTGAAACCGGCTGTGATAGAGCGGTTCCCAACGTTAACTCCATTGTTGATATATTTTACAAGTTTTTTAATGCTACAGAAGATTTTCGCAAAATGCGATCAAAGACCACAAGGTATAAATTTGAAAAGCATTATTCTTGGGATAAAACGTCAGAAGTTTGGATGAATGCAATTGACAACGCTCCATACGCAAACTGGTCACAGCCGCCAATAATCAAGGCTATTGTGGACCCACCATATTCTGTCCCTACTAACAGGCAGTTTATTACAGAGTGTGTAAATTACTTCATGATAGATCCAACCATCCTGCATTCGCACGATATTAGGTCTTTGCAAAGAGATCTTAACTTTGGAACATACAAAAGCACACCGGATGGTTTCTTCTATTCAGAGTTTTCCCCGTTTGGAAAAAGTCATCCAAAACCTCTTGGTCGCGAAGACGTTGGTAAAATGTTTACAGAAAAACTAAAAGCAAACAATTACTGGGAAAGTGCAAGGGCTGGACTAGTACAGTTAAGGAATGAATCATGGCTTCATTAGGAACTAATTGCGGCAAATGTCAGTTTTTTAAGGATGGGACGTGCAGTCTTGGAAAAATACAAGAGTTTGAGAATAATGGTGCAAATGTAGTCTATATTGACGGCATAGCAAATGTTGATAGGGTTTGCGTTTTTAGAAGAACCCACGACTGGGAACCCCTACTCTCATTTAATGAAAAAGTTTCAAAAGTGAATTCTGAAACTTATATCTGCGGTACGATAATTGTTATCATGAAAGATGACAATAAAGAAGAATTGATTAAGACTATAGAGGGATTGTCTCTATTAAACAACATACATAATTTTAAGATAGTTATCTCTTTTTCAAAAACCAATAAAATGAGTGAAATAGCTAAAATAGCTTCTTCAACAATTCATTATGGAATAGATTATACGTGTGTTCAAATCATTGAAGAGAGTGACCCTCTTTATATTGATGAAGCCTTTAGGCGTGCAAAGAATGGTTTTATTTTTGTTGTTCAGACCGGATTTGATATCGATAAGGAAATGATCGATAAGGTTAACTCTGTTATTAACAAGAAAATGAAAAGGCTCGCATATGTCAGTTCCGGCCATTACTTCCACGGAAACGTATATTCTGCGGTTGTTTATAACTTCTTAAAGGGCCACAAGGAAGTTCCGTTTGATAAAAAGTTTGAGTATGTTACTCAGAGTCAAGAGATAAAAAATCTTAGCATGTCTTGGGAGGAAGTAAATGAATGTATCAATTAATATAACATCTTCTAATTTAGATACATTTAAAAGCACCTTTTCAAATGTTATGTCGTTCTTCAAAAATACGACATCAATGTCCGATATTAATATATCAGTGAATGTTTTCGATTATTCTGGCAATGAGGAAATAATCAACCATATACAAAATTTTCCATTTAACAACGAAGCCGATATTTCCGTAAACAGACATTCTTTTAGAAATGACGAGCTTTCAAACCATAAGCTTAATATAATAAAAACTCTTGCCTCTAAATATGACGCATTTGTTGAAATAAATTCCTCAGTTAAATTCACCGGAGATTGCGGGGATTTTATTGAGCCTTTGGAATACCTGTCAGATGAAAATATTGGTTCTATATTTTTCGATTATTTTGATGAGAATGACAATTTGGTCTTTCTTAAATCTATGCCAATTACAAACGGAGTTATTCCAATGGTTGTAATGTCACTGAAAAAGTATGCCGAAACATACGCCAATGAAAAAGAAAATACAGAGCTTGCATTAATATCAAAATACGTAAGCGTTCATGTCCCGCTTCCAGTATGTAAAATGGAAAAAAGATGAATAGACATACCTATCCAATTAAAAACAAAAACTATCCGAACGCATACATATTACTGTGTGCTGGAAAAAACAGAAGTAGAAAATACTCTAAACAGAATAACAGCCTGCTAGAGTTTGACAACAAGTCCTGCATTGAACACCAAATAGAAACAATCAGGAAGGTTGAAAAAAATCCCGAAATAATAGTTGTTGGCGGATTCGATGCGAAAAAACTATTAAACCACGTATCTTTACAAAATGTAAGGTTTGTGGAGAATCCGGCGTTTGAGTCAACCACTTCTTTAGAAAGCTTTAGAATTGGAATAAACTCTTCAGTCCTTTGTAACCTATTTGTTATTCATGGGGACGTTTTGTTTAACGAAAACGCAATAAAAACAAAAGGTAATAAGCCGCTTGTTATGCTAAACAAATCCGTTCAAAGTTCAAAAAACGTTTGTGTTGCATATAACGGATCAGTTGTTAAAAACCTATCATACGGATTAGATATTGATGAAAACGTAAGCGAGTGGGCGGAAATGTTCTTTATTCCTAGCGACCACTATCAACTAACAAAAAGCATAGCAAACGAATTTAAAAAATACCATACAATATACGAGTTTATCAATTATCTAAATCAAGACGTTAATTTCTTAACGCATTGGGACAAAAAAATGAAAATTGAAAAAATATATGAAAAGGTTGAATTATGAAAATACTTGTTAATCAAGTTCAGCCGGATTTTAGGATGCAGTTTCTAACCAATACGGCGACTGCTCTAGGCTTTACGGTTGGAACAATTACGACAAAGGTCGAAGAGGACATTAGAAAATTTGATCCAGATGTTGTCATACATAACGATCCAGAGGAAAACGAATTTCCGTGCGTTGGCAAGAAATGTATAACTATAGCAATCAATAACGGAGATGCGAAGTGTTGCTATTCTTTCACTGATGAAGACCATCCCGGATACATTAAACCGTTTGTAAACATACAAAATCCCGGATCTTTCGACGAGAGGTATTCAAGCGACATTGCCTATATTGGCAACCCTTTTTCTTTTCTTGCAATACTCCCCAAAATTCCGTTTGACGTTCGAGTCTATAACGATCAGCCATTGCAGTTTTCGCAGTATTTTGGCAGTATATCTTTTGATGAATACAGAAAAGTCTATGCCTCAATAAAAGCTTGTATCTTAGAACCCGGCAATAAATATCAGTTGTTAGATATTATTTTTTCCGATGGAACACCAGTATTCTTCTATAATGATGATCAGTTGCTATCGGACCTGAAAGATGTAATGGGCGGCAAAAAGGTTGATTACGATCTTGTTTCAAAATCCGATATAGTTAAAAATGATACCAATTTTGATAGACTGTCCGAAATTCTTAAAAAACAGGGCTTGAACATTCAGGCATTTATTATGAATGAAAAAAGGAAACTGCTATGAAGACTATGATAGTTACTGAACATCTTGGTTTTTCCGAACTTAACTATTCAATATTTAGTAATGTAAACAAAATTGTGTCATCTTCCTTAAAAGAAGTTTCAATAGTTCCAATGGACGTTTCTAACAAAATGATGCAGATTTTGACTGCGGTTATGAATGTTAGTGAAATGAGTTCGTTTTCAGACGGGGTAGTTATAGCGGCAAATATTGATCATGCAAAAGAGATCGCCTCATTAGTAACAAATTCTAGAAAGTTGCTGTATTTATGGGACTTGGATTGGATGTATAAAAAAATGAGTTTCATAGAAGTATATGAAATTCTAAACAACCCCAAACTAGACATTATTGTTAGATCTAAAACGCACCAGAACGTTGTAGACAAGCTTCTTAAAAATAAGAAAACACTCGGGATCGTTAAAACTTTTGACTTGGAGAAAATATGGAATTTGCTATAAAAAATAAAGAAGTGATATTGAGGATGTATAGAGACGGGTCTAGTAGTTACGAGATCGCCAAAGTCCTTAATACATATCCTAATAAGATTTTAAGATCACTAGCATATCTTGGTGAGGAAAAAAGAGACTACTCCGAGGCTCAAAAAATTGCTTTAGAGCAGGGCAGAAGTAAACACCCGACCGAAGGCAAAAAGCTTGATGAAAAACATAAGCTTAAAATTGGAAAGTCTAGATCTAAGTCGTGGAGTAAAATTAGTGATGAAGAAAGGGAGAGACTGTCAGAACAGAGTCGTCAGAATTGGGAAAGTCTACCTGAAAGCAAGAAAAATGAAATTAGGGATAAATCAATAGAGGCAATCAGGCGAGCAGGCAAGGAAGGCTCAAAAACGGAAAAGCATCTTAAAAAGAAACTAGAAGCCGCTGGATATCGCGTTGATTTCCATAAGACTAATCTAGTTATGAACTCTAATTTAGAGGTTGACCTGTTTCTTCCCGGATTAAAAACGGCTATTGAAATAGATGGTCCAAGCCACTTTTTTCCTATCTGGGGCGAAGAAAAGTTCCAAAAACAGGTTGCTGCGGATATAATAAAGCAGGGAATTTTACTCGATAACGGGTATGTTATATTGCGTGTAAAACAAATTTACAAGCACGTTTCTATTACGAGAATGAACGAATTGACTGCAAGAATTTTGCAAGAAATAAAGAAAATAGAGGACAGTTTTCCAGAAGAAGGCAATAGACTAATAGAAATAGAGGTAGGAAATGAGTGAAAAAGAAGTTCCAGATCGTTTATCTCATGAGTGGCATGATTATGTTATGGAGCAGTTTTTTGAGGAAGAAATTTTTGAATCAGATGACGGCAAAAGATATCCAACTACTGCCGGTTTGAGACGTGTTGCAGAACTGCTGATAGGACAAATCACATTAAGTGCCCCTTCTCAGGTTTTTCCGGTAGAAGGAAATGAGCTTGGCAGGGCAACTGTTGTGTATGAAGTGGTTTTTGACGTTAATGGAACTCCGGTAAAATACGCAGACGTTGCAGATGTATGGCATGGAAATACAGACGATTTATTCCTAGTTCATGCAATAGCTACGGCCTGTACGAGAGCGGAAGGTAGAGCTTTAAGAAAGGCTTTGAAACTAAGAACTTTGGCGGCAGAAGAAGTTTGCCGAAAGAAGAATTCATCAAAAGTTGTAGCTGATAGCGGGTCCGTTAGTAGAATTAACGGCCATCAAATCAACTACATTAATTCAAAGTGCAAAAATCTAGACATAAACGTTGTTAAATTTATCAACTCTGGTTCAAAGCAGTACAGTGATGTATACGAGATCACAGAAGAAACTGCGGCAAAAATCATAACCAAAATAAAAGAGTTTGTTAATGATAAGGGGTCGATCCCAGAAGATGTTAAAAATTACAGTCCAGAATGGAGAACAGAATGGCCGAAGAAGTGACAAAAATGAAAACTACGTGGAAGAATGGTAATGGCAATGTTGTTATTGAGTTTGAATGCGATAACGTTGCCGAAATTGCACAGAAGATTGTGGCTTTCCAGCGTCTTGAACCCGTAATGCTTGGCAACGGCAAGGATACGGAACTGTTTCAGGCATTGGCAGAGCTTGACAATACTGATGTACTTAAGGCCGAAAATTGCGGCAAGTGTGGTTCTAGTAATTTAGCTTTCGTTGTCCGAACTGACGATGACGAAAACAAGTATTACGAATGGAGATGTTTAAACAAGGGGTGCTTTGCTAAACTGCCATTTGGATGCCACAAAAAGGGTGGTGGACTATTCGCTAAAAGACGCGATGATTCCGGCTACCGTGGTTCTAACGGATGGGTTAAGTTTAATAAAGAAAAGGGAGTTGAAGAGTAAACTACCACTTGTTTATAGGGCATGAGGATGACTTCCATTTTGTTTTCTTGCTTAAAAAGCAACCGCATTTGGAACATCTTTCAGAACCCTCAACAAAAAACGGACAATCTCTACAGATACTCATACGTCTCTCCTGTTCTTCGGGGGAGACGTTTTTCATTCCATCTGCAACATGATCAACTGTAGCTGTTATAAAATTAACCGCCTGTTTACCTAATGACGGCATTTTTTTATTACAGGTTTTGCACGGTAACTTCTCTCCTTCTTTTTTACTGTCTTCAGTTAATTCATCCAGACCCCAAGATTTTCTATATGCATTTATTTTGTAGAGAGGCAAATCTGCGGTTCCTTCACAAATATCTCTCATTCTACCATTTAAATGTTCACATTCTTTCATTACTCTGTTATCCTTATATCAAATGTAGCACCCATTGTATCAGTACAACATCCGGCACCATAAATATTAAAAAGTAACTCAAACGGATCACAACCGGATTCCGTAATACTATACTGTCCACCATGAGTAAAACAGTCTGTTGTATCTAACGTCCAATCTGAACCGCCAGCATAACCACATCTAAGCGAAAAATCACAACCAGCGTGTGATCCTTCCCAACAGTCACTACATCCGCCGGTAATAAGATCATCAACATTAGTGAACGTTATTGTTACTCCGCTTAATTCAGGACATCCAACAGTATTTTCAACAGTTCCGTATAAAACCAACGGTATTGGGTTTTCACAACAGTCAGTATTACACCCTAAAGCACCCGGTGCTGGGCACGTTCCGTCACAATCTAAACATTCCGCCGTTATTGTTGCCGTTCCGCTTATTGCAACTCCGGTAACTGACCACTGAGCCTCTAATCTATCTGGACAAATAACTGACTGGCTTGCCGCACTAACCAATCCAATAGATCCACTTGGTACAAGGGTTAGGTATGGACTTAGTGTTTGACAGCCAGAACAATCAAGTGTTATAATTCCGTTAAAATCTCCAGATGCAAACGAGACTTCCCATCTTCCAGATTCGCTGCAAACCCCAGTTGATTCGAGTGTATACGGCGGCGTATCATTGCTATATTTAAAACATAAGCACCTGCACCAGCAACTACAAGCTTCAGAACATGACCTTATATTATTCGTGTCTGTTTTTGACTGTCTTCCTATACGTCTTTCATCTCCGGTTATCTTAATTATTCCATTTTCATATCCCGATGTAAAAAAGGCAGTCGAATCAGAATTTTCCCATTTAGCTGCCATCTTTGGACAGAAACCAGCATCTTGAATAATGCCGCTACCTATATACGACTCAACTCTTAAAGAAACACCTGTTGGAGTTAATGAAGGAGGGGTGTTTGACGCTGGAGAATAATCGTTAAGAATAATGTTAACCCACTTATTAGGGTCGTCATTCATTTCCGTGAACCACCCAGAAGTTGATCCAGATACCGAAAAACATAACGTTTCTGAGTATATTCCCGGTTTTAGATTACCGCTATTATCAATACCAACAAATCCAGACTCGCTGACATATATGCACGCCTTATCCATAAAACATCCGGTTGGTGGATATAGTCCGGTCGCATTAACTGCATCAAAAGGTCTTAGTCTAAGAACTCCACTATCGCATGAAGCATCAAGTCCCGTCAGACTAATCGGGAAGTCGTACTCCATTAGTATACATCCGCTTTTCTTGGCCTCACCACTACCCATTAGTATACAATTGTCTTCTCCAGAATATCCAAGTGCGGTAGATTCTAAACAAATCTTACACCCGGTTCCAGACCCAGCGAACGAGATGCTATAATCTATTTGTTGTAGTGTGGCATCAATCAAAACGCCAGAATATGCATGATTACTTGGATCACACCAAGTCGATCTTGTTCCGGCAAAAATTACACCACTTTCCCAAAGGGTGTCACCACAATTATCTGCGGCTGTTGAATATGCCGTAACACACGCCGTTTTAGGAACACAAGAACAACATATTGGACAATCAGCCGCCGCAACTGAAGCTCCATCTCTAGTATAACACTTTGGACAACAGCATCCTTTGTTGTTCAATGCGTTTATCGTAGAAATTCCAGTTATTTCAATAACCATTTATTTTTATCCTTATGTACTACAGTTTTGCTCTGAACAACACAGTGATGTGATTAACCAGTATCCGGTTCCATCGGCATTCATATCAAGACATGGACCGTCTTCTAATAGCTCAAAATATGTAGCAAAACCTTTAAGATTCGCAATTTCATCGTCTGGCTTATTTAGGTGGCACCCCATTTGATCCCACACAGTAATAAGGTATGGTGATGAGTCAGTTTCCAAACCCGGTAAACTCGACACATCTGTACCGTATGGTACTGAAATAATTCTCGCGGTAACACTACATGTTCCACAACCGTCTACAACTGCTGATATTTGAAACCCAACCGTGTATCCACCACCGCCAGTGCTTGGTGCAACCCACATTTTTTTATCGTCATTCCACCTAATATCCAGCGGTCCTGACTTCCAAAGACTGGGATCATTAAACGCATCAGCGTGAAATATTCCCGTACCTCCAGACGGAACTGGTTGTCCGCTCGTATCATATCCGGGACCAGTAATAACCACCGGAGCTTTAAGTCCAATAGATCTAACGTTATTTACTAGAGGACTTCTGGTTTCTGCCAAACCTTTATGTGGGGAAAGGTCTTGATTAGTTCCATATCCAACGCTTGTCAATCCATTGTAAATTTGAATATTATGACCGCTATCATAAAATACCTGCGGATCAACCGCTCCCGTTCTAGAACCACCGGTATAAATGTAGTTGGGGTTGTAAGGGTTTAGGTGATTCGCGGTAATCGTTCCCGATGCAAGCCCGGTTGACGGAGTTTCCCAATAAGGTAAATTGCTATGACCAGAAGCGGTTGTATACGGACAAAAAACAGCGTCATAACTAACAAGACCTATGTCATCGTAGTTATCCGAGTTCATTGACCTTATAGCAGTTGGAATATCAGTGAAGACTATATCTATAACACCAATATCTTTCTGTGCGTCTGAATTAATATACGCATCATCATTAAAGGTTTTACCAACAGATGCAATTGATATGCTCTGCGTTCTAGCAATACCCATTATAACCGTGTGGTTGTTTGTTTCTCCCCTATTAGTCATTATTTACTTCCCTTTATTCTGTTCGACATTTTCCTAATTCTGTCCAAAGTCCATTTATTTGTTCTTCCGAACTTAGGAGCAAATGTTGACATGTTATAGCTAGTTGATAATGACTGTGCAGATAGATTAACTGTCATATCAGAAACTAAAGGTCCATTCTCTACTAGAGACTGTGCTAGTGATGTAATTTGAGGTAGTCCCGGAATTTCAACGCTGCCACCTTCAGTAAATATGTAATTAAAACCATCAACTGTGTTTGCAATTAAGTTACCAGCGGCGTTAAGTCCTGTGTAACCAGACGCAATGTCTATACTTCCGCCATTAAGTGAGAACGATGTTGGAATGATAAAGTTTTCAGGAACAAGATCGGTTTGTTGAACGTATTCAATTTTTGCACCATATCTAGCCGTTATGTCAGTAACCCAAGGCCCATAAACATACCTGTTTGATTGTTGTGGAATTCCAACAGACCTTGGAGGAATAGCCATTGGATAAAAAGCACTCTTTTGTTCGCTTGCTCCTGCCGCCTCTTGATTCACCGTTGCATTGGTGCATGACGCCCCAACGAAGGCAAGAAGTTGAGAAAGTGTAGGAGCCGCATCTTCTGGATAAGAGGCATTGTTCATAAATACCGGCTTAATTTTAATCAAGGCGAACGGAATCATTCCGGTTCCATTGTCCAAAATACCGGCAACATTTTTCAAGTAACTAATTGCCCCAATTGCTTCATTGGTTAGGTTGATCAGTGTTTTTCTTGTTATCTGAGTTGTGATCGTGTTATCACTTGATAGAGTAAAGAAATACTCAGTTGAGTTTCGCGGATGATAGTTTTCAAAATAAGCCGTAGGAATTAACATGTAATCTTTTGTTAGTTCCGGCTGTACTGAAATCGTATCATTGGTTTCCGTAACGCTATGCATATAAACTTCATTGTAGTTATAGTTCCTGAAATCAAAGTAATTCTTTGTTCCGTTTAGATCTATAATGTAACTTCCAAGCGAACCGTACTCTTTATCCACAAACTCATAGCTAGTAAATCCGTGATCAAAGTTTGCGTATGGTTTTAGTCTGCCGTTGTTTACGAAGATATCGCTCTGAGGGGCTTCATATGCCCCGTAGTTGATCGGATCTAAATATCCGTCGTCTGAGATGTCCCAAGACTTGATGAAGCTATTAAGCGGTGCCTCGTCGTCCTGATCGGCCCTCACGGTATAAACTGGCATCTTAATAACAAAACTCTGTCCATAATGTTCATCGCCAATGGATTTAATTTTCTCCCATATCGCTCTAAGCGTATTTTTAATTTTCGCTTCTAGCCCAAGAGATAAAAAGCCACTAATACTTCTTCCGCACAAAACGTTTGGTCCAGAAGCAACTGATCCAGATGATGTATTGTATGCGTAGACCGCACTAATGCTTCCATAAAGCAATGCACGACCATACTCCGTTAAGTTTCCGTTCGATTTGTAAATCGGGTTAAAAAGACTAGTATAAGCGTCACTATAATAATCAGATATTGCATTTAGTTTTCCAGCCTTCATTGTTTCTACATAAGCTATCCACGCTTCATAAGAATTCATAGCGGCTCTTAATTCCATGACGCTACATAGATAAACCCCGTCATAAACGGCACCATTGTGTCCAAGCGTTTCATCAGCACCCATAGTCACGGAATCAAGAAAGTCTGAAAGGTCAATAGCAATTATGTCTAGGTGGGACAGAAGAACGTGTCCATCTAGGTAGGGTGTGATTACCGGAATGTGTCGCGTCTCATTACCTATACTTTTCTTGAGAGTTCCCCAATAACACATAATATTTGATGCGTTGTCTACAATATTGGATGGTGTTGCCGTACATGTTGTTCCGGCTATTTCTGGATCTGGATGCTCTGCAAGCAGTTTGGTTCTTGATGTAAAGTTGATTCTTGACTGGTATCCGCCAACAACATACTTTGCAAGTACGGCACCTTCATTCAAACTTACATTTAGGTTTGTGTTAATGTAGTTCGTTCCGGTTCCGGCAATAATGCTCTCTACTGGGAAATAGCCACCAAAAGGCGATGAAGCTACTGGTGGACCGTCTGGATGTACAAGTCCAGTCATACCAACATCAAGAGGAAGATCTCCAAGCTGACCGCTTGCACCTAACTTATCTGACGCTTCATTAACTATAACGCCAGATGATAACGGAAACTTCAATGAAGAGTAAACGTTTCTATTCTGTGTTATGATTTTGATTTGACCGCCATAAACCGTGTTATTGTGAGTTAATGTTGGGGTCTGTGTAGATTCATGCCCGGTGGTAAATGCCGGATCTCCAGAGCCAACTGGCTTTAGAAGATCGACATAGTATACATGGTTGGCTTGAGAGCAAAGATCATCAACTATTTCTAATAGGGTTCCAGATTTTATACGGTAATCACTTGGAATATATGATACAATTTGTGATAAAAAGTCATTAATATCGAAGTTATAAGCATAAGCGTTTTGATTTGAATAAGCATCGGACCCGTATATGATATTGCTGCCAAGTTGTGGAGTAAGGGATGTATTGCCGTTTGTAAGCTGATCGACCGCATAAGCTAGGAAATCAACCCTCATACCTTCTTCATTTACTGCCGACCTTCCAAAACCAGCCCCTGTTAATCCATACGTATCGTTTTCATAAACAGCGTATGCATTTAGCACGTTAAAAATGCTTCCCGGATTTATGTTTGCGTGATTTGATCCAAAGTCTAAACACGCGGCTTGGTTTGGAGAGGTTGCTTCTAACGCACCACCATATCCAGCATATCCATCAGTAACAACATAACATGAATCAAGTAAAACCGTTGGTGATTGTAATGTTGCTGAATACGATTTTGATGACGATGAAACAGATCTTTGAACGTTTTTTAAAACCCCATAGAATCTAAATACAGGACTTCCACCAGTAGTTGATATTTCAAAATATTGAGGGGAACCAACTACGAAGTTATCAAGATATTGACCTTCTTCCGGGTCTTGTATTATGTTTATATTACACTCACCGCCCTGACCATCCCAGCTTGAGTTACACGAAAAATCAACAACAGTTAGACCAAGGAACGTCTGTGTTCCAAGTTCTTCCGTTGCTATTCCGCTATTGCTACCAAATGGCTGTATACTCATTAAGCTCTCCTGTCAAATCCAGTACCCGCATTACTTCCCGGCCCCTTAAATGTCCACTCAATTGAATATGAGTAACTTCCAGTTCTAGGACTCCAATTTTCTTGCGGCGGTCCATAATATGTATACTCCCCTGTTGGAGCGTATGTTACAAAAATTCCTGAAAGATCAGCATCACTTGGTCTGTATGGAGATCCTGTTGATGGGTCCATATCCATAACGGCATTAATTGATAAAGCTCGCTTATATTCAGATCGTGAATTAACATACTGAATAACTGGCTGACTTCTACCAATTACCGGAACAACGTTTATAATTTGACCGGGATAGGTATCATTAATTTGAATATCTTCAGTCAGTGAGTTTGTTAAGGTGTTGCTTGGCCTGTTATCATAAGAGTAATTGTATGTAATAACACCGGCTTCAAGGTTCCTTCCAACACTACTACTTAGTGCCGTAGCATTAATAGAAGTACCAGATGGTGCGTAATCACTAACTCTATTATAAATCAAACCCTCAACAACATCCCAGTAACCAGAGGCATTAACCCATTTGTTTACAGTGCTGCTTGTTGGACTATTCGTATTGAACCCGTTAATTGATCCATTGATCGAAACCCTTGTAAACGGACTCAAATCTTTTTCAACTGATATTTCAACGGTTTCTACTGCGGCTTGACCGGATTTAAATACGGTAAACTCTTCTTCAATCCCGTAGCTTCCGGTCCACTTGTTTATGTTTTCAGTAACCTTGCGACCGTTAACTCCAAAGCCCTGATCAAGAAAAGTAGAAATCCCTAGATAAGACGGCAAATCAGTATTCGTCGTAAGCCCGATACCTATTACGTTATGAACATATCCACTGGCCTGTTCTACCGGCGTTAAGCCACTTGCAAAACCCCCATCAGACTGAAATGCTCTCTGACCAACTGCCGATACACTATGAGAAATCGTGTACAGTTTGTTTTGCTCGTAAATGTTACCGGACGAGACCCCATAGCTATCATTTTCATTTATTGTCCAAGACTCATCGGCTTCTGATACGTAATACTGAAAATTGTCTTCTGACATATGATCCGGGAAAAGACCACTGTTTGCGGCTTCCGCAAAGTTTCTACAGCTTAATGTAATATTGTATCCGCAGCCAGTCGTCCATCTACTCTTGTCGTCAAATGATATACTTTCAATATCACAGTAGGCTTTTATGCCGCGAGAATCATCAAAACCAATAATCTCAAGATATGTTACGTTTTGATTACCGCTCGTTAATATGTTTCTCAGATACTCTTGTTTCTTCATTACCGTCTGCAACCAACCCGAAGGCTCAGAAGATAGCGAGGGTTCATCATCCGGCGAATACGTAGTGTAATAGCCGCTCTCGGAAAACCCTTCAGGTTCTGGATTTCCCTTCAGCGTCAATAGATCACCGGCCAAAGTAATACTATAATTAGCTCCAATAACACCGCTTGCAGGTGTAGTAACAAATGTTTTACCCATCGTTACAAGCGGTGCGGGAGTTATTGCGTTATTGTTTATTTTAACTGGCATTAAAATCCACCCTTCTGAATCTGAGTAACCTTCTTCGCCAAGTCAGGCATCATACTCTGAATCATTTCAGTAAATATTTTCTGCATTTCTGGCTGTAATGAATTCATAAAATCGGCACCAACAACACTCATAGTGACCTGAACCGGAGCAATGCTCATAGTAAAATCTCTTGGAAGTTCCGACAGTCTATCAATTGATCTATTAAATGAAGATACAAATTTGTCAAAACCGCTCATGTCAAAACCGCTTTGTCCTGACGATATGGAACCACCAGACTGTCTATAAACTGAACCACCCTTATTAAAGTATGGAGACCTTGATTTTCTTCCAACCTGCTCTCTTTGATTCATATTAAGTGCAGAATATCTTGAGAAAACTTTTCTAGTTATAGTATCTGGGTCTAAGACTGAATCTTTTGCTCTTTTTTGAACATTCTGTCTCGCTCTATATCTTTGCATCATTGGTATACCTTCATAATTTGTCGGCATAGCGTCTTCAGCAGATGACCTAAATATCGCCCTCTGTCCATTCCTAGAAACAAACCTTCCTCCAAGTCTTTTTTGAAGTGCGGCTTCTTCTCGGTCTTTTTTAATTTTTTCTTGAATAGTTCTCGGATCATATGATGGAAATTGGTTTTGGTTTGCTTGACGTTGACCAAGTTCGCTACTTGGACCAAAATTACCGGAACCACTTCTTCTGTTTTGTAGTATTCTTTGTCTTGCTGAAACTCTTCTAGGCCGCTGGACATTGCCAGTTCTTGATAGTGTTTGCTGTCTATCTCTGATTAGTGATAGTCTTGTTAGTCTTTGAATCATTGCCGCTCTAGCACGAGGAGAAACCCTTCTATTACCAAGTGACAGTTTTAGACTTTCTATCATATCATCTACAGAGCCACCAGAAGCCGCATAGATAGAACCGCTATTCATTGCGTAAAGATTATCAACACCTATTCTATCAACAGCTTCTTTTCTCATAACAAACTCGCCGGGACTAAGCATTGCTGGAACTGTATCGGTTCCGCGTGGCTTAAACATAGTTCCGGGAGCATTTATTAAGTCTCCACTATCAGCATAAACAACGCCACCTGACGCTCTATACTGTGCGGCTGTTTGATTAACCAATGAATTTTTAATAGCAATCAACTCATTAAGCTGAGCCTGTTCTATTGGAACGCTTGCCTTGATAAGTTCATCAACTTTGTCTGGTGCAAAACCCGAAAGCAATAATGCCCTTTTTGTTTCTTGATCAATAATGTCTTGACCAGTCAAACCGCCAACAATATTGGTCTCAGAAAACCTTTTCAAGAAAGAGAAAACATTACTACGTAGCTCTTCCGATAGATCCTGAGCACTTCCACCCCTTGCTAGATAATTAACGCCTTGGAAGGTTTGTGCCGTCTGCTGTCTTTGCTGTGCCCCACCAAAAGTAAGTTCTTCGGCAAACTGCTTTCTGGTCAGTATTTCTTGCTGCTTTTTCTGTGCAGCACCTAGCAATGATGACGTGTTTGTTAGCTCGTCAAATGCCTTACGTAGAATATTAGCTCTACCAGCAAGTTCATCGCTTTTAATAGCATCTGCCGGATCAATACTTGTTTCAAGATTTTTAAGCTGTGCAGTTATCGATATTAATTCATCTTTTAATTTTTTTGATCCTTCGGTAATTGAAAGCCCACCAATATTAACACCGCCAGCTTGACTAAATACATTAGCATTCTGTTTTTGTTGTGCCGCAATATCTTCAAAAGACTGCGGAACTATTGACAGTGAATTTGTGATATTTTGGAACTCAGTAAGTAATGCCGATTTTTGTGATGCTAAGTCAAGAACGAATTTTTGATATTGTGTAACTATTCTTCTTTCAGCCTGAGATCTTTCTTCCGCACTTTTTCTTATTTCTTCTATCGGTGTTAATAATTTAGAGCTTTCCTCTTTTAGATCTGCATTAACAGTTGAAATGAGTTTGGTAAAATCAATTAAGCTATTAACTCCTTCTTTTTCTGCGTCTTCAAGTAGTTTCTGACCCTTGCTTTCTGCCCCAATGCTTCTGTACGCATCCAAAACGGTTTTTTCTATAGCACTACGATCAACTAAACCGTCTTTAACTATATCTCTTCCGGTATCTTCAATGCTTTTTAAAAACGTCTTGTTTGCTTTGTCTAATTCTTTAGCTTTATTTATCTGCTCCTGAACTACCGGGCCATACTTATCCCCAATTAACTTCAATGTTTCTTGTACTTTAGCGGTATTTAATTGGGTTGGGTCAGAAACAGATGTTCCAAGACCGGTTCTATTTCCAGAAAAATTACCTGACAGGGCATCAGCAATAGAGGCTCTTTTATTTGCCAAATCTGTTGACGCACTAATAGCATCGGTATTTGCAAGCAATGTTTGATTAAACGTTCTTTGAACGGCTATTCCTTTAAGGAATTCCGCAGCCTGTTCTCGAAGAACACCCTTTTGAATCTCAGCAGATTGTAATAATGACTGTCTGAACTGATTGTCTGTATTAACAACGTCGTCAAAGCCTGTAACTACACTCGACAATTTGCCTGCTAGTAGGTCATATGCCGCTTGCAGTTCAGTATTTGGTGCAAGACCTTTTTGAGCGGCCTCATTCAATTGATCATTTAAATTATCGTAAGTTTCTAGAAGATTTTTTCTAAGTAGCTCTGACTCTTGATTTGATCCACCAAGACTTGCTTGTTTGCTATTTTTAGCAAAATTCAAAAGACTCTTGCCTTGCTTTGCATAAACTGCCGCAATCTCCAAAGATGATTTTCTAGTTTTTTTCAGCGTGTTTACTTGGGCCGAATACTGTTCGGTCATCTTGTTTAAATTATTAACATTAGCTTGAGAAGCCGCAGCTTCTGCTGCAACTCTTTTTTCTTCTTCAGAATTTGAAATTCCAAGCAGATCAGTAACTTTAGTCAAAACTCCCGTAAAACCAATAATCCCGCCAATAACACCACCAACAGCAATTCCAAGAGGTCCAAATATAGAAAGGGCAGCGGCACCAGCAATAGCACCCTGCTTTCCAGCCGACGCTTTTTGTTCGTTAGAAACTTTTTGTATAGTTTGATTATATGCTTCTGAGGCATTACCAGCACCTATAGCCTGCTGAGCAAATTCGTCAGCAGACTTAGCCGCTGCCTCAAAATTTGAAGCAAGTAACGTCGCACCTAAAGCTACAGCACCACCAGCTATGGCATTCTTATTATCTTTTACAAAATCTCGTGCTTTGTCAAGTAGTCTGCCTCCGCGACCACCACCCGCCTGTGCCTCCAAAGCTTCTATCGCTGCTTTTTCAGCCTCTATTTTTTCTTCCGTTGTCTTTATGGATTCTTTTATTACATCATACTGTTGCACATTTGCTTCTCTGCCCTTTTTCATACTTTCATGAAAGGCGACAACGGCATTTTTTGTTGCTAGTAAACTTCCAGAATAACTCTCCTTAATTTTATTAAGTGCGGATAATTCTTCTGTTTGACCCTTATAAGCCTCAGTTACTTTGTTAATTTGTGCTTGTAGTTTTGCATCTTCAGCATAACCGGCAAATTTCCCGGATGGTTTTGGTTTGGAACCACTGTTTTCAGCAATCGTCAGATCTCCAGCTTTTTCCGCAGCTCCTACGGCCCCAAAATATTTCTTATCCCTCCCCGTTCCTTTCGTTCCCCCTATTTGACCTACAGACCTAACAAGCTCACTTTCTAGATTTACTAGTTCGTCTGCAAATCCATTCAAACCCTTTTTAGCCTCTTCTATTGACTCGTTTAATGCTTTGTTTTTTTCTGCCTCTTCCTCTTTTTTCGCTTTTAGGGTTTCTGCAACTCCTGTTAACTTCTGGAATAGTGGAACAAGTAATGCGAATTCAAAATATAGAGTTGATATATCTCCAATTCCAGACAATACTCCACCGCCTTCAGCAAACTTCTGAACTCCAACAGCACCGCCCTTGGCATAACCAACAACGCCTTGCTTATTCATCTTATTTAGATTAGAGTAGCCAATTTTCTTAGCGGCTTTTTTATTGATTACATACTCGCCGGGCGTAAGCATAGCGGGAACGGTATCAGAACCTTCAACGTCTCCACCGCCAGCAAACTTTTGTGCATCAAGATATAGGCTTAGAGGTCTTTTCTGTGCCTTTATATGATCGGTCTTTGGCGTGAAAGATCTTCTTAATCCGCCAAATCTTTGATTCAATGTCTTTGTAAGTATTGTCTTATAAGCAGCACCCTTTAATTCCGGTGTGAATTTCTTATCACTCTTTGCCTCACCGTTTGGAAAATCAAGGAATTCATTATTTCTGTTAAGTTTTAGTCCATACTTTCTCGCCACAATTTTCTCAAAAAGAAAACCGCGTTCATTCTCAGAAAGATTTTGATTCTTATATTTTTCAACCAAGCTCAATAATGACTGATTTTTGCTTCTGATTTTATTTACATCAACCGGAATAACATTATAATCAAGAGAAAGTCCATCTTTAGATTGCCAGTTAGGAGTTGATCTTATATTTTTAATAAGTGTCTTTACGCCTTGTGATGACGTTTTTCTTAAATCGGAAGTTAATATCTCTCCACCAGCAGCTTTAAATACGAAGTCATCCTTTTTTAACTTACCGGTTTTTATGGCGGTTAAAATTTTGTTTCCAATAGAGTTAGTAGCACCAGTCAATGAGTCCGTTCCAAACGTTCTTTTGGCCTCAAGATATCTACCCTGAATATCGGTTCCGAACAACTGTGCCAGTCTTCCACTTGTTTCCTTATCCGGTGAAGAAAAGTCAAATGTCGCACCCTTTTCATTTAACTTTGCTCCAGTTGCGGTTGATATTAGTGCCTCAAATAAGAAACCCTCAATACTGTCAGTATCAATTGTTCTGATGGACTGACGTGCCTTTTTAGCGGCTTCTTTTTCGTCAAAATCGATAAGAGGGGCAATATCAAGCTGGGCCATAATGGATTCAGCAGAGAAGGCCATAGACTCTTCTAGCGAATTCTTAATTGAGTCAGTCATGATTTTGTTTGCTCTAGTATCTAATAAGTTAGCCTTGATATTAGCTTTAACTTGACCTACTGAGTCAAATGCCGTAGAACCAAAGCTTTCTCCTTTATTTCTAACTATTTTTTTCGTTATTTCCTCGCTTCTGTCTTCTCCACGCTGCATGAATAGACCGGTAACAATGCCGTCTTGTAGATAGGCTGTTTGAAGTGCGTTTTTATCATCAGACGATGGACTTGATTTATTAAAATCGTTTATTAACTCTTGTTTTTTTTCTGTATCAAGTGCGTTAAATGATTTCTCAATACTGCCTGCTGGCTCGACTGCTCCAGAATTTTTTATAAAGTCTTTAAACTCGCGAGTTGGTCTACCAGATGCACTTAAAGCACCGTAAAAAGCTCTTTCGCCAGAAACCGGTCCTCCACCCGCATATCCGTTCTGGTTCATTGCTGCCAGTGTTTCTGGGCCGATCTTATTAACGCTACTCTTACGAATAACAAACTCACCCGGAGTTAACATCGCTGGAACGGTATCTCTATTGCCTACTCCCGGAACGTATCCTCCACGGGCAAACGCCTGAATCATTCCGCCATTGTGCTTGCCAGTAACTGTGCTAACTCCCTTGAAAGCACCGCCCAAGAATTTACCAAGCTTGAAACCGCCAACAACTGCAAGAATTGGCAATAAAGGAGCGAAGCTATCAACTAGCTTGTTAATGCCTTCAGCAAACTGAATTGCGGCATCAGCACCTTTAAGGAAAATGTCGGCAAGAAGCTTAAAGCCCTGAGTGTTTGTGAACTCCGTAATAACGGCCTTGAATCTTATTTCAAGTTCTCTTAGTTTAAACGCTAGGGTTTCTTTTGCCTTAATTACGTCGGCGTCTGACTCTACAACTCCTTTGTTTGCAATATCAAGGGCTTCCTGTGCGTTCTTGAAGTTTGTAATCAACGGAATAACACGGGAGATCTGTCTAATACCACCAAGCTGTTCAACAACCTGAGCGAATCTAATATCGCCCGCCGCAATTCCCGCTCTCTTCAAACCTTCGGAAATAAGCTGAATAGCTTTATAAGCACCAACGAATTTTCCATCAGCCGTTTCTAGCTCAATGCCTAACTGCTTGAAATATTCAAGGGTTCTAGGTCTCTGTAAACGACCAAAGATTGTACGGAAACCAGTAGCGATGGTTTCAGCAGATTCACGGGAGAATGATCTAACAGAAGTGAATAGGGCGATCAATTCATTAATTTGACCACCGGCACTAGCGAATGCACCGCCCGTTCTCTTAATAGCATCAACGATATCGTCAGCTTCAACAGCATATCTTTTTGTAACGGAGTTGATAGCTTCTAACGAATCCGCCGCATCATCAATACTTAAACCGAAAGCACTCGTAGTAGCGATCAAAGATTCAGTAGTTGAATCTAAATCACTGAACGTGGCAAGTAATGAAGTTTTAGATAATCTTTCGGCACCTTTAAGAGCGTCGTTAAACGAGAAACCTGCCTGTGCAAGAGTTCTAGTTAGTCTAGCAACTTCTGTTTGTGCTACGCCGAATTTCTTACTAATACCAATAATCTGATTAGAATAACCCTTAATTTCAGCATTTGATTTATTCGTAACCTGAGCGATCTTAGCCAATTCTGACTCAAACTTAATAGCCTCCCTTGTAGCTATAGCCAACGTACTAGTAAGCTTGGCAACAGCCGCCGTAATAGCGGCGTATGCCAAATAGTCCTGAGTTCTTAATCTAATAGCCCTCTGAAAAGCAGACGCTTCCTTAGTGCCTCTCTTTTGAGACTCATTAAGTTTATCTACTTCATCTTTGACTTTTCTGATTTGAGAAACGTCTACTCTATAGTTAATGCGATTTAGAGTTTTCTCTATATCACTTTTAACTTTTTGAATACTAGCGTTATTAGCTTGAATATTTAGGCTTGCAGTAAGATTAAAAGCTTGAGCCATAATTTAAACCCTTATTTTGTGGTATTTCTCTTTCGTGTTTTTGGCTTTTCTTCTTCCTCTTTTTCTAGTCCTAATCCCAAATCGTCCTCAAACTCCAAGTCATCAATTACGGAGTCATCAATAAGAGGATTGTTATTAATATCAACGCGGTTTCCGTCTTTATCAATTCTTGACCCGAATGCATCAAGTAGGTTGCCCTCTAGATCAACCCTTTTTCCTTCAGCGTTTACTAGATAACCTTCTTCGTCTAGAAGTCCAAGTCTCTTTAGAATTCTGTTTTCAACTAGATGGTCTTCGTAATCCTCATCAATTCCATACATGTGAGAAGCCAATTTCTCGGCACACTTAATTGCAAAATCGGTTTCCATTTTTTCTTCATAGTCTGACATGGAAGAGAAAACCGGCTTTTTGGTCTCATAGTCATAAACGCACGCCGCAACAAAATAACTAAATCTGTCATTGTCGGCACGTCCATCAGCCGTAACACTATCCATTGAGTTACGAACTGACATTAGGGCCGAAATCTTATCACGGATTTTTTTAAGTTCTATTGACTTGTCTCTTAGCTCACTAGCCTTTGTGTATTCGCGGTTCTTAATCTTGAACTCGATGTCGGCACTGAGTTTAATTAACTCCCTGTATTCTTCTTGCTTAGCATCATCCCACAGTCCCTGACGCCTCATATGGTCTTCCAAGCTCTTTTTTAGAATAGCACCATCCTCAATAGCCTGCTTGAATGATCTGGTATAAACCTTCTGTGCTTCAATGACCATCTTAGAATTCAACTTCTTAATGTATAAGCGACGACCATCAATTTCAAATACTTTTTCTTCTTGCATTTCCCTTATCCTTTTTTAATTGGAATGTTAATATGATACTTGTTCCAAACAACATCATAATTTGCTAGTTCGGCTTCTATAGCCCTAATTTGACTGTTACCTTTGTCTAAGATTTCAGATCTCAGCTCTTCATAAATACCTTTGATTATCAACTGCTCCCTTGTTGGGTCTTCGGAATCTATTCCCCATAGCGGTCCCAGATGATCCTCGATTGAAGCAAGTGCCCCAATCATTGTTGTTTCTATCCGCTTTTTGATTTCTTTTGAAAGCCTGTTTGCGGACCTCTCGCTGATAATTTTTTCCATTATCTTTTTCCTTTACTGTTTAGTTGATTGCATTGCATCTGTATAGTGTTTTTAACGTGGGTCAAGTCCTTTTCCTTTACCCGACCCTCTTCCGTTAACTGCTTATGTTTTGATTTTAATATTGACTTTGCTTCCGGGTTGTTTAGCGATAGAATGTCTTCTTTTTCTTTTTGGTTTCTAACCGGAATAAATAACTCATTTGCATTTCCCGCTGACTGTGGTATCATCTTCTCCGCATCCCGCTGTTTTTGTTCCTTCTCTCTTTCCCGCTGCTGTTGAATCGCCCAACCGTCCAGTGCTATATTATCTTCTATTATTTCTTGCCTTGGACATTCCATTGATTCATAAACGTTGTCATAAAACCTTGACCATGAAATCAAAGAAACCTGTTCACCAGTCAAATCATGTGTAGACGGGACGAACAGGTTTGATGAATTTTTAGATGATGCCCATAGCACTCTCCATTCATTGCTTTTGGCAACATTCCTAATTTTTTCATCCGGTAATAAGCCTTCAAAATATCTTTTTAGTAAGGCGTATACACTAACTTCCCCGTCCAACAGCGTCTCATTGTTTACATACGATGATTTTTCAAGAAGATAAGTAGTCCTAGCATAGTTCTTCAGTGACTCACACGTTTTGTCGAAAAAAAGATTCTTCTCTTCATGAAGTTCGTTTATCAGCTTAACCTGATCATCAATGCTTCTTTTGATGAAGTTCCTTGTTGTTTCAGAGAAAAATTTCTTATAGTAATCGACCTTCATTTGATCAAGGTCTTCCTGTGATTTCTTTAGTTTGTCTTCCTTCTCTTCTGACCACCATCCATTTTGAGTGGCTAACTTAATCATGTCATCATTTGTTAGGACTCCATCGAAAAATGCGTCCTCATACGCTTCTTGTGCTATTACGTCTGAAACCGTTTTGTCTATAACAGAAAACGGTCTAACAAAAATATTAAACCGTTTAAACTTGACTATTATGATTCCAGACATTAAGCGATTGATATTATCGCGTTCCATTTCCTAATCCGATAGACCAAGGGTCTCCGAAGAGACCCGAGGTCTTCAAAAATTTCTTAGAACCAGTTTTTAAAGTAATTATCAGCGGTAAGATTGATAGGATCTCCAGAGTGCAAAACGACGAAATCGTTTGAGTTGCTCATGCTGTAACTAATTGTTGCGTTACCACCACCAGTATCACCACCACCCCAACTTACACTGTTAACCTTATTCTTGTTTCCGAGCTGGATTACAGTTGAGTCATCCAAAACAATCTGGATTGAGTGGTCGCTAACGTTTGATGCGTTAGATGAAAGTGCGTCAATGTTATCGCCACCAACAGCAGTTACTTCAAGTTCTGTACTTACTGAAACCGGGAATGATGGATATCTATTGTATGGAAGTCTGGTTCCCAACTCATTAATCTGCTCACGAGACAACTCTACACTAACGGAGAATGAGTTAAGGTGAAGGGTTCCACCGGAAGTAATATAAGAACATAGTGTACTTAATCCAGTTCCTCCCGGTCCTTCAACTCCAGTAGCACCGGGACTTGCACCTTCAATAAATGAAGGAACAACAGTTCTGAATACGGTTCCACCAAGAGTAATACCATCGCTACCAATAACAACGTTTTCACGTCTTAGAACGTTTGAGGTAGCAGTGACAGGAGCGTCATTACCGAAAACGTCTTCTGCAAAAGCATCGATAACCGTTCCGGCAGTTACTAATAGTCCGTCACCATCATTACCAGATAGCCACTCTTTATCGTTACCAACAAAAGTAACGGATTCAGTAAAGTTTCCATCAGTTGAAAGGTTGTAAGAAACTGAGTTTACGTACATACCTGAGCAGTAAAGCTCAGCAACACCTGAATTACCGGCCCTAACAGAAGTGTCCGTAGTTAAACCAACAGCCAATCTAACATCGGCCCTTGCATCTCCACGACCAGTAAGTGTTGGTGTAGACGCATCAACAGTACCTAAATGGTACAATAGGCTATAACCATCAAGAAGTCTTTCCATTGTTACTTCAATGTCTGGAACATCTTCTCTGTTGTTGTAAAGAGATAGCTGTCCAAGTTCGAAAATTTCTTCTAGGTTAAAGTTTGTGGTAATACCACAACTCTGTAAACCGTGAACGATCATAAGTAGCGTATCGCCATTAAGAACGCTTTCTCCCGGTTCCCAGCTATCCACAACGCCTGTAGCACCTAAGTCGCCTACAGCTACGCCCTGCATAGCATAAAACACTCTCGTGTTTGTATTAGTTGCAAATGCCATAATTAAAACTCCATATTAAATTTTTAGAAAAAGCTTTTTCACAATTATCTATACTCCAAACAAGATACATTCCGTGGTAACTTTTACAGTTCCAACATGTATGTCTGGAGTGAGAGAATACATAGAATCTATTCGTGAATTTACCAGTCTTATGTGTATTCCGGTATAGGTGCTAACTAGATCTGGATACCTTAAAGCTCCAGAAACAGGAACACCGCGATAATCCAATGGAAAAGCGTTGTTAGTTGCGACATCATTTAAATCAAAGGAATCAAAAACTTTCTGGTTTTGCAAACAAATTAGATCAACCAAAAAATCTCTGTCATACATATTATCCGCAACACAATGAAACAAGAAGTCAGTGAAAACAGTTTGACCGCCACCAAGTTGATAAGGCTCCATTCTTCTGATAGGTGAAACCTCAACACCAATCATTGGTAACTGCTGCCTATTTTCTGACAGAACGGCCCATTCGCCGCTATTACCAATAAAATTAGCGTCATCGGATCTCTCAGAATTTTTCTGTATCTGAGAAAACCACTGTAATCCATCAACTTTAACTACATTTATATATTTATAACTATACTCACATTGAACGTCTGATGATGTTGAAATGGCAGAATCGAAAACAACTCTACCCATAGGATGGTTAATGTGATGTGCATAGGTTCCAGTTGTCGATACCGGATAAAATGTTCCGCCAACATATACGCCGGAAACTCCGGGATAAGCATTGTCCGTACTTGTTAAAGCACCAACCCCGCTCTCCCAAACCCAATTCGCTCTTGCTGATTCCCAAACCTGCCCGTCAGTATATCTTGGATCACTAACTGGTCTCAGCTTATGATCTAATCCATCATAATAGCCCGAACTTGGAATCTCTACATTTTCAAAATTTGACTTCTCAATAAGCCCG